GACAGGCGCTGCCTACAAGGAAGCGCCTCCCTAGGATCATCTCACAAATCTCCGTGGTGGACCAGCTCGTGGAGCGGTTCTTCTTCCAGGGATACACGGACAAGGAGCTAGACTTCTATCCAATGTTACCGACGAAGAAGGGCATCGGCTTCAACGAGGAGCACGCACACGCCATCGGCGAGAGCGTGCGTCTCATCGCGGAGGCACTTGGTGTTGACCCTGTCGTCTCGGACGTCAGCGGATGGGAAAGGCAACTAACGCAGATTCTCACTACGTTGGTAGCCCGCCACATCTACATGACAGCCGACGAAGTCACGAAGGACACCGCCACCGTAACCCTCATGAGGGCTCTTCGGTGGTGGAGCGGTTCCCTAATGACAGCGCCGTACGTGCTTGACACCGGTGAAATCATCGATTTCAAGCAAGCCAGGGTGCAGAAATCCGGCGATTTCCTCACGACGACCTGTAATGGGATCGCGAGAGGGATCTGCGCCGTCTACGTGGGCTCAAAACCCGCGAACAACGGCGACGATACCGTCGAATTTCCTCTTCTGAAAGGGATTAACCTGAAAGAGGCCTACAACTCCATAGGACTTCCTGTGAGGGATGTTGAGACTCAATCGGGGGAAAGTTTCACTTTCTGTTCTCATCACTTTCAGCGCCAGGTAGGCGGCAGTTGGATCTGCTGGCTCAGCTGCTGGGAACGGATGGCTTACGAGTCGTCCTACTCAGAGAATTGCGACAAAGCCGATCTTGCCAACTACCTCTCAGAGATACGCATGATGCCGGACTCCTGTCCGGATAAGGCGAGACTCGTCGAGTGGTTCAACTGGCGCCATGCGGTGCTCAGAGCCGCCTCTGGGCATGACCAAGAAGAAGAATGCGAACAACACCAAGAAGAGGGGAGCCCCGAATCGTCCGAACCAGTCCACTGGGCGGACGAAGAAGGGTGGCCCCTCAAGCTCGCCTAAGCGAGCGGACCAATTCCCGCGCAACATGGCCAGAGTTGAAAGTAAGCTTAGCAAGCCAAACCCTATGGGAGGCTCTGTGACTTACAACAAAGCTGGGCTAGATGCCTTCGCCACGGCTCATATTCCGTTGCCTCGGCCTGTCTCCTCTTACACAGTTTTGAGGACGACTAGGTACATCGAGTCGACGAATAAGGCCTTCCTCTTCAGTCCTATGAACTACCAGGAGGTAGCTTCTAATACTGGGGACCAGGGCGACTGGACTAACTTCTGCGGAGTAACGGCGGCCAGCGACACTAGTGCGGTAAACGCATCAAGCGGCTGGACGAAGCTGGCACTGCCAACTTCATCTAGTG